CGATTGGTACTTCGATTGAAACACCGTTAACGGAAAATCTGAAAGGTACTCCAAAGGATGCTGCGTATGCTTGTGGGATAAATAACTCAACGAGTTTTTCGTCTCCCATTTTCTTTGCTGCCGCTTTCATCTCTTTTTCGATTTCTGCTTGTGGCTTAGCTTTTTGTTTTAGAACGCTTGTGTTCATTTCCATAAGGAATGTCCTCCTTTATTTTTTAAAATTTATTATACTGATTCAACAAAGATTGAAAGTTCTCTTGAAGAAGTAATATCTTTAATTAAAGCTGTATCATTAAATTCACCACTTCTATCTGCTCCTGTGTAGTACTTAAATGATGTACCACTTCCTGGGTGTCCAAATGCTGCAACACCTGCGATAGCTTGTGCTAATGTTTGTGAGTCAACAACTTGTGTTGAACCTGAAGCTGTCGCGCCACCTGCAGTAGTTGGTGCAAAAGTAACTGTTACTAAACCAATTTCATTTGCAGGAGCTGCATTTTTATTGCCCCAAGCTGTTGGTCTTTGTTGTGCGTTTAGTGGTTCGAACTCAGGAGCTGACCAGTAGTTAACTACTGCTTCTGGGTTTAAGACTTTAGCAGAGAATCCATTGATTTTGTAACCAATTGATTGTCTTTGGTCTAGTGGGTCTTCTACACCAGCAGAACCTAATCCTTTAGAAATAACTCTAACTCCAGAACCTTCTAATTTAGTGATTGCGTATGCTTCGTCACCAATTACGATTGAGTCATAAGCTATAGTAGCTGAACCTGCGCTTTCAGAGTATGGTGCGTTTAATACTTCTTCGAAATGAATACCGAATAAGTCAACTATCATACCTGAACCAAACATAGCGTTTGATTTACCAAAGTCCATAAAGTCACGAACCTTGCTGTCATCAAATAATTTAGCCATAACTGATGGGTCTACTAATGCTACATATCTACCACCAGCTTTTCTATTTCCTTTAATGAATGATTTTTTCATTCCTAATACAATTTTACGGAAGTCGTTAATTGAAGGGAAACTTGTAGCAGTTAGAGCGGATAAACCACTAACTCCACCTGCAAACATTGCAGAACCTTCTGCGACTAATACATCACGAACAATGATATCTAACACTTCTTGTGCTAAATGTCCAAGTTCGATAGTGTATTCTTGTCTAACTTTATCTAGTTGTTGTAAGTCAACTAAGTCTGTAAAATATAATACATCACCATACTGAGCAATTGTTGCAGTTACACTTGAACCGCTAACACTTAATCCTAATGGTGTTACTCCTTCTGTTAACGCTGTAATCGCAGTTTTTGCTAATTTGTTAAAGCGTCTCCAGTTAATTGTGTCCCCGTAGTTACGAGGTAAACTCTTCTCTACTGCGTATTTTGAGTATTTGAACTCCATTTGACGCAACATTTGAAGTAATAATTTGTCATAATAAGCATCTGGTTTTAAAACCATTTTGCCGCTTCCTGCTACACCTGTTAAACCTTGGTTAGTTCCACCATATTGAACAGCTGCACCAGGGTTTCCACCTAATACTGGCATAATATCTATCTCCTATTTTATAATATAATTGTCTTTGAGGGCTTGTTGTATTTCAGCATCCCATTGTTCTTGTGTTGTATTAACTTGGGTGCCTTGCGTCCCTGTTTTACCTGTAGAAGTTTTAGTTCGCTTTCTAGAATTTTCGAGTTGTTGTTGTCTCCCCTGCTCTAGTGCATCATCGTATGCTAAGTTTCTGTAAACCACTTCAAGCAATTTAGGGTCTTTTGTAACATCCAAACCTAATCGTCCTGCCTCTTCAAACACTAATTGTAAATCATTATCATTTAATTCATAGTAGTTTGCAAACGCTTCGGCGCGAATGTTGAAGACTTCTCTCCTTTTGTCTTCCTCTATTTGTTGGACTTTATTTTCCAACTCAACCATTTTACGGTATTGTTCTGGTTCAATTCCTTGTTCTTTAGCTGCTTTTTCTTGTTGTTGTTTAGTAAATCGTTCCATTAACTGCTCTTTAGTCAATCCATATTGTATTGCTAATTCTGATAAAAACTTATCAGATGCAGCTAGTTTGTCTCGCTCTTCACGCAATGACTTAAATGCTTCATTACGCTTATGAAGGTCTTCACTGACAACCGCTTCGACATTTTCTTCGTCAGTTACTTCTTCTTCTTCGACTTCTTGTTCTTCACTCTCTTCGTCATCTGCTACAGTTTCTTCAACTTCCTCTTCAACAGGCGATTCGTTATTTTCTTCTATATCTTGTTCTTCAAGACTTGCCTGTGGGTCGTTTTCTTCTGCTGCAAATTCTTTATCGAGTTCTGCAACAATTGAATCGATATTAAATTTTTCTTGCATTTCGTTTCTCCTCCGCTTTGAGATATTCTATAGTTCAGCGACTTCTATAGGATATAAGGTGCCTGCTCTGCTCAAAGGGGCGTGGAATCCCCGCCTTACACACTATATAACGCTGTTCTGTTTAATTATACAACTAAATTTTCAAATTATTCCATTTCTGGTTCTAATCCTTGTTGTCTCTTCTGTACATCACCCATTCCTTGTTGTTGTGGATTGAGTGTTCCAAAGACAATTTCTGCTATCATATCTGGTGAATAGCCTGCTTGAATACCCTGCATTACTTGTTGAACAATCATTGCAGATGTTTCAAACTGTTTGTTCTTCTCTTCTTGCTCTATTCTAGCAAGTATAGTGTCGCGTCCTGGTGGGTTAAATGTCTTAACAATATCTGATGCTGTAACTAGAGGAACTCCAGGGCTGTATTGTAATTGCCACTCAGATAACATTTGCATTGTTTGTCTTCTGTTTTGGTCATTGTTTTTAATCTTTTGTATGATGTCAATAGAGTAGTCCCAAGCTAATTGTTCAAACTCTAATGTATCAAATGGTATGTACTCATATTCAAAATCATTGTTAGGGTCTGTTGTACGCATACGCATTACACGGTCATCAGTATAATATTGGATTGCATTGTGTAGTACTGCATAAGATACTTTTTCTAAAAACAACTCAAATAAAGTAAACTCATCTTGGTCGCCAACAAGTGAACGCTGAATCATTGACTCAATACCACCTGCTGTTTGTATCGAACCTGCACCTGAACCTGATGCAAACCCTGTCATACCTGTAAAGTCTTCAATGTCATTCTTCAAGAATTGTATGTACTCTAGTAACGCTCTTGGTATTTCTGGTACCGGTACATTACGCATTGCATTTTGTAAGTCTGGGTACTTAGATAAGAACACAAGACCGAACGCATTACCATACTTACTTATAATTCTTGGGTCAATACCACTACCTTCATACACAATTTTCTGTGGATTCTGGTAAATGGTTGCCATTGTACCTATAATTGATTGTACTTTGTTAATCATTTTGACATTTGGTAGTATCAATGCTGCATCGCTGATACCCCAGAAGTCTTGTCTTTGTTTATGCTGACGAAGTATGACAAAAGGAAAATTATTTGGTTTTACTTCTTCTACTTCTTTAATTAACACACCATCTGCGATATATTTAACACAAATTGTGTAACCAACACCGTTTTCGTTAGGTTTTTTCTCATAATATGTGACTAAATCAACCACATCTTCTTGATATGAGCCATAATCGCGGTTATTATAGATTTCACCACGGTCATTTTGCCCACCCATTGAGCTTCCTGACATTGAACGGTTCATTTCAAACTCTTTTTTCTTCTCTTCTTCAATACTTGGGTCCATCATTATGTGTTCTTTGGTTGTTCTGATGAATGTTCCGCAGTATAATGCTTCTTCTAGGCTAAATGCCTTAGGGTCAACGAAGAATGTTGACGGTTCAATCGGCTTGATAAGTATTTCACCTTGATATAAGTGTCCTCTTGTACCACCAATGTAGTTTTCATCCCATCCAACATACAAAATACCTGTACCAAGTAGTCTAGATGTACGGATGACATCAGTAATATGGTATTTTAGGTTAAGTTTTTCGAACAATTGCTCATAAAAACGCTGCAACATCCATATTTGTGGTGCATTTTCCGGTGCCAACGGCTTCAATTCGCCCATATAGTCGTCTAAAATCAAATTACCTGTCTTAAACTTCTTAACTTTAGATACATAATTGGTGCTAGGCTTCGGAATCCAACTTGGCATCGCTCCAGATACAGACCACTGGTCTCCTCTGTCAAATGCGTCAAGCTCTCTCCAGGCTACATCGTAGTTTGTTTGTCTATAACTGACGGCCTCTCTAACTTTCTCCCATATCTTTTTTGTTTCTGTACTGTACATTTAGTACCTCCTAGTCCTTAGTAAGTTTTCTAGGTAGCCCATACTCTGGACTGACACCTGGTGGGAATAACTCACTTGGTTTTAAATCTAACTCTTCTGGTTTTTGCAATGTTTCTATCATTTGTTCTAATTGTTTTACTTTTTCTTCGTAATCTTCTTTTTTACTAAATTTAAGATAAATTTTAAACCTAGAAGCAACAAGCCCGCCAAGAAGAAAACCGAATAAAAATATAATACAAAAAGAAAGCCAATAAAAAAGTTGTTCATTCATTCTATGCCTCCTCTAACAATCTATAGATGTTGTCCATCACATCCATATCATTCGTTATGACATCAATGTTATC